AAATCTAGACGATGCTGAGGCTATTGAAATTGTTCTAGGAGCTCTACACTTGTGACCAATGCCTGTCGCAGAGAATACTGAGTCTTTAAGTCTTGCTACTGCTGCCATCAAATATCTCCAGCCTTAACAAAGTCATTTAGTGCTTGTAAAGAAGTTTGCCAACTCCAATAGATCCATTGAGGAATAACAATCGTGCTCTGATACTCTACTAGAAGTGCATCAACGTACGTTACCACAAATGAATATGAAACACCTATTTCTTTGCGAGCAGGCACTGACCATTTTACTACCGCGGCCCAGTCCTCATTATTATTTATCGGAAGATCTCGAACACTTCCATCTTTCATAACAAAAGTATAGTATTCATTTAAAAGACCTTTTATTTGGCCAGTTATAGACACAGTCGATCCTGCTACAGTGTATGACAAACCTAAATCTATAGGTTCAGCTACAGTGCCATCGGTATCATCATATTTAACAGCATTAGACGGTAGCGCAACTTGCACGTTAGTTATTGTGTATGTACTAGTATCTCCTTCTTGAAGAACAATACCAAATGTTACATTTGCACTAAATGCAGAGTTGTCATATACTCCCATGAAAGCTAATGCTAATGGATCACCTTCAACAACCTGTTGACCGCGATCCCAAGGAATAGCTGGTAACTGTGTTGGATAAGTAATAGTTGCAGAAACTGAAGCCATTATGTTACCAATACTAATTGACCCATGTTACCAATCCTGTGATGATCTCTCATAGTGAACACTTGTTTTCTACCATTAGTGTACTTAAACGAGCAATGAATCCACACAGTTTTAGCGCCAGAATATTCTAGAATCAACTGATCATATGGTAACAAAGCCTGAAGTTTCTTAATTGCTTCGTAGTGACCAGCACGATCTAAGTTTGGAATAACAATATCAACCGCTTGACCGTTGTAGTGATCTGAAGTTTTAGAAGAGGCCGCTACATCGCCCGGTCTTCTAAAACCTGAAGTTATAATCATATTTGGATAGTAGTCATGAATAACTTCAAGTACATTCTCACATAAGCCTTTAAGGTTACATACAATTTCTTGAGGTGTTAATCCAAGCTGAGCCACAGGCATTCTAGAGCCTTTTTTAGTTAGCGCACTAAGTGTAAAATTCTTCGACAGTGGCATTGCTACGTCAAATGAAGTCATCTTAAAGATAGCATCGCATTTTGCACCTGCAGGTTGCACGGCATTTGTTGGAGGAGCCTCTGCTGCTTGTTGTTCTCCAGAATTTAAATTCTCTTGATTAATAGCTCCAGTTTGAATTTGTCGCTGTTGATATGCAGTAGGATCTCCTTCGTCAGGAGTTTCGTATTGTCCTGCAGCCTGAGATTCACGTGTGATTACAGTTAATTGATTAAATTCTGGAACAGAAACTTCTTTAGCTGCTGGAGCATCTCCAAGACCAGTTGTTGCAGCTCCACTTGCTCCATTAGCCCCATGAATTTGTGGAGCTTCAAGATTAATATTACCGCCCGAAAGAATATTTGTCTCCCCTGCAGCTTGAATATTTACGCCTCCATTTGAGAACATATCAATAGAGTCAGCTTCCAATTTAATAGCAGCAGCTTTAACATTAAAATTGCTTCCAATAGAAGCGTTCATTGACCCACTGACATTAAGATTTACGTCGTTATAGACATTAATGTTTGTAGTTCCATAAACATCAAGATTCATTCCATTCTTAATTAGAACATTCTGTGCGCCTTCGACAGTTACATTTAATGTTCCCTGGATATGAACAAATCCATTACGTTCAATGATAGTATAACCATCACCAACAATACGATTTACTTGAGTGCCATTAGCGTCAATCTCGGTGAATGTACCAGATTTATGATAGATATGAACACGCTCTGAATTAGGAGTGTCATCAAATTCTAATACGTGGCCAGACTCAGACTGCATTACATGATTGAATGGATATTGAGCATTGTATGGTATAGGTGATTGATCCCATGTGCCACCGCCCGCGATCTCAACACCTTTATCTAACGAAGCTTCTTTCTTATAGACAACAGTTTTTTGAATTTCTTCGTGTCTACCTAGTCTGTTTGTATCTGGTTCGCTGTAGTATAATGGATATTTGCCGGACGGATCTGAAAATCCAATTACTACTTGCTTTGATGCTGTAGCATTCGATGTGTTGCCCGCGGCAGGATTTGCTTGTTGAGCATTCTGAACATCTTGAGGAAGTTCTTGCTGTTGGTTAGGTGTAACTTCTCCAGCGTCATTTGGTAAACCATCTTTTAAGAATAAATCTTTTTCAGCTTTACGACGTCTTACCAATCCTGCAAGTTCAACTCCACCAGCTTTAGTCCATTGCATAAAACCTGCTGCTGAATCAAGATACTTACTTGAATTAAGATCTTTCAGTAGTGTTGACTTACTAAGTGCGCCGGTGCCCACGTTATATGCAAAAGAAGCTAGAGCATCAAACATTGACTGAGTGATAAGAGCTCTTACGTTTCTTTTAAGAGTTGGTTTTACTACTTCATCTACGTGACTTTGCAGATATAATTCAGCGTCTTCTTTTCCAATTGTCATACCTTGAACAACTGGACGTCCATTAATCATTGTTGTTCCATATCCAATAGTCCATATGCCAACAGAATCTTGATATGCAGTTAAACGAAGGCCTTCGTATTGTTTAATGACGTCAATAGCACCTTTAGATACATTAAAGTCAGCTGCTCTTTTTAGTATATTAGATTCAATAGACTGTACTACATCTCCAGCTGCTACAGGCTGACCACTACCATCTACTACAGGTTCTCCTGAGCTGTCTACTAAAACTCCAGACTGTTGGTTTGTCTTAGTTTCAAGGCCGTCAAGTTTTAATGTTAGTGTATCGTTTGACGATGTGATATCTGCAAAGTCACGCTGAGGTATACCACCAAATGTTCCAAGCATAATTGGAATTTGATTAGATTCGTCATTGAACATGACAATAACCCATGTACCTTCAACAGGTCCAACTGGTGTAGTACCAATTCCGCTTAATGCAGCTGACGTGACGGGCTGCATCGCCATTGCCCACGGCAAATCTGCAGTAGGCAATTCATTTCTATTGTGTGTATGCAATCCAACGACACGCACTTGACATCGGCCAAGTTTCATTGGATCATATCTATTTTCAACTACGCCAACATATAGCATTTATTTTCCTATGTAAGAATCTTTAGACAATTCCATTGTGATTTCGTGTTTTTCACGATCAATATTATGGTTCATGGCTGTGATGATATAATATCCAGTGTATGTAGGATCTATGGCATCGTCAGTGCTATCTTTCTCGGCAAGAGGAGTTGCTTTAGGAATTTTTAAATATACTTTTTGTCCTACAGTATAGTCTGTTCTGCCAAGCACTGTTATTTCAACTACATTAGACTGTAGTAATTGAATCAAAGAAGTTCTTTCTTGAAGATATCTGCTAGCACTAGTGTCGGTAAATCCATCAAACATAGCAAAGTGCTTAGTTTGATTATATATGGCATTTACGGGAGATGCTGGCTTATATTCTGATATCAGAGAATTTTTATTCAGATGTCTTTGAGTTGTGTATTTATCTAAGACGTTGTAGTCTTTAACGTTATATTTTTTCTTAAGAAAATCGAATGAAATCATTCTAGAAGCATATGTTCCATTTGGAATATTTTCCATAGAGTCATATACACTTTTTATTTTAATATCTAGAATACGTTTATAGTCTTCATCTATATTTTTAAATGATCTACCTCTACCATCAACATCGCGAGAATAATCATCTTTTACAAACGACTGTGCTAAATCTGAATCGTAAAGGCTTTCAAGAGATAAGAAATTAAATCCATATCTATTTTCAAAAAACAAATATGTAGGAGACTTATTAGAGTTTATAGCTAAACTTGCAACATAGTTTAAATTCTTTACGGGTGACCAATAGTTGCTTATATACTTTACACTATTAGATGCTTCTTCAATATTAGTCTTTTTTGTACTTGCAAATTGTGCTATAAGTTCAGCTGCGATTTCAGATGGTTTTCCTCTATATGCTTTACTAGACTTTATGTTCATGTCAGTAATAGCTTCATATGAAATGCAATGAAGAACATATACAATAGATTTTTTACTTACTTCAGTTCTATCGCTTAACTTGTAAACATAAAACCTGCCTTTAATAATTTGCTCTTGTTCTGTAAATGAAGGTGTAGCAATCTCTACATTAATATACTCTTCACCTCTAAGTGGAAGCGCTGAAACAAAGTCAACTGATTCTCGAACTACGATAGACATCGTAATAAACGGAGAAAACAAGTCTTCATAGACATTTATTTGAGCAATTTGTTTAGAGATGTCAACCGCGAAATTGTTGGATCCAACAATTTCAATTTTTCTTAAAGAAACATCTCCAGCAAATTTAATTGCTTCTTTTATATTACTGTTCATAGAAGATCTTCAAACTCTTTTAATATCTGATCAATGTAAGTTGCATTGACAATTTTTATTCTTCGCTTTGATTCGTTTACAATGTCTTCATATTGGTAATTAGAAACAGTAGAGTACTGTGCAGGCACTGAAAAAGATACTAGATCCGCGGTAGAATCTTCGAACAGAATTGTATCTGCACCGGTTATGAATTGGCCAGTTCTAAGAGAAGATATAATAGTGATGTTAGTTCCGTTGGATGGAACTAAAATCTGATCTACCCGAGCTTTGTATCCAAAATCTTTTACTGTAATTACATCACCAACATTGATAGCACCAATGCTACTACCTAAAGCGTTGGACTCTTTTAGAACAAGCGTAATAGGGCATTCTTTTTGTACACTTAATCCACTGATTGGATCTTTATAGAGATAGTATTTAGCGTGATCTTTAGTGTCACCATATTTCTCCTCAGCTAAAGCATCTAATTCTCGCTGAGTGATAGGAAAATCATTCATATAGTCATAACGCTGATTTACTAGCATAATTACCCAATGATAGAATGGAGTACCATAAATCTTTTCAGAAATAATTTCAGGAGTTTCTCCTTCTTGAATATCGTATTCATCGTAAAGAGCAATGTTCTCTAGAATTTTTTTTCTAAATCTAACATTTCGTGTTACGTCAGTTATGATTTTATATTCAGTTTTGCCATTGATGTTGAAATCATAGACAATAGTTGGAAAGTTTGCAAAATACATTATAGACCATCCTGAATAAGTTCTTTTGTAAGAATAGTAAGCTCTTTAAAATTCATTTGAACAGCAATTTCTGTAGGCATACCATCCGAGAATGTGTTAAACACTCCGTTGGGAGAATAATTTACGGTCAGGTCTGTTAATACACAAGAAGTATGACGATGAATGTTCAAGTTTTCTTCAGCACCGTGATAATATACAATATCAAACTCTGAAGGATACAAAAATAAGAAACCAGTAGTATCTTTATACTCTGGATGCATATGATACTTAAACGTATTAATTATGTTTATCACATTCTTAGCTTCATCAGAAGATCTTGGAGCAAATCTATAATTGAAATTGAAAGCTCTAAAATCAACTCCATTAAATACCTGTTCTTTCTTTGGATTGGGAGCTAGTCCAGCAGCAACACCTAAGAATGATCCGCCTGGCGCAGTTCTTAGAATAGCAGCGGCACCTGTACTAGTAACATTACCAACATTTGCTGACGCTAATTCTTGTGCACCTGACATAGCAGCGGCTGCCGCAAACATTTCGTCTTCTCCCCATCCTACTCCATATCTAATAGACAAGTCATTTGGAATATGAAGTGCAATTGCCGTTTGAAGTCTCTTTTGACTACGTGTGAAATTGGATGTTTGAGTTGCCAATACTCCACCGGCGCCGGCGCCAACAACAGCTCCTTTAGTAGCTCCACCAAAACCAAGAAAAGACCCCGCTACTTTACCAATTACTCCGCCAGCAACCGCTCCACCTACAACTGCGTCGATTTTATCTATATCAAGTCCAGTAATAGCTTTCTTAACTCTTTGTTTGTCAGCAATAGTTTGATCTGCAGCAGATAGCGTAGCAACCTGCTTATTTGTAATCATCTTAGAATCTTCAGCCACATTGATATAGAATATAGCATAATTTCCGCCATATTCATTGTTTCTGCCCATTAAATCATTCGGGTACTCATATCCCTGTACAGAATACTTATCTTTCTGGTATTTCTTTTTAACATAATCTGATTTTGGCACACCAGTTGGCGGTACTGGTACTGTTGTTGTTTGGGCCATTGGAAGTCCTATAAATAGTTAAGAGCTCTATCCTTTATTTATATCTATGTACCACAAACGAAAATTTGTTCCTAAGAATCCTCAAAAATACTCGGGAGATCCAACAAGCATAGTGATGAGATCTAGCTGGGAAACCAAATTTGCTATATGGTGCGATAACAATGCTGCGGTTATAAAATGGCATTCTGAAGAAACAATTGTGCCATACATCTCTCCTATAGATAATAGACCACATAGATACTTTATAGACTTTAGAGTAAAAATAAAAGATATAAATGGAAACACAAAAGAGTATCTGGTAGAAATTAAACCAGCTATTCAAACAAAACCTCCTATTGCTCCTTCTAGAAGAACTCCTAGATTTCTTAAAGAAGTACAGACGTGGGGAGTTAATGAGGCTAAGTGGAAGGCAGCTACTAGATACGCGAAAGACCGCGACATGGAGTTTATCA